CATCTCCATATATAGCAACAGAAGCTGTACCACTCAACTGTATTATAGGAGAAATAACTGGTGGTTGAACAACACTAGGTAAGTTTTGATCTAGTATAATTTTACTTGTAGTTGTAAAAGAACCTTCTGGATCAATATAAAGAGACATTTTATAAAAAGTTTTTCTTTGCTGTGGATCATTAATAGGCATATAAGGAGACAGAAATATAGAATCAATAGAACTTTTACCTACTACACCTGCAGTCACTGCTCCTGCTGTAGCCCCATTTGTTGTTATAGAAGTAATAGTTTTAAAATCTAAATTACCTAAAGCTGTTTTTGTATTAGCACCAGTAATAACTTCTGTTTGTGCTGATCCAGTAGAATCTGTTCCCACTACTGTAAAAGTTCTACTAGAGTCATTTCCTGCACTTGTAATAGATACAAATTTTGAAACATTTAAAGTTACTGATCCACTAGAAGCTAATGCACCATTGATTGTCATAGTAGTTGCACTACCTACAGACTGACTTGCAGCTATGCCATCAGGATCATCGTCATCTGCAGACTGCCTGTAATTTATTTTTGCGCTACCATCTTTTTCCATTTGATAAAGATATCCATCATCATTTCCAAAAATAATTACTTCATTAGAACCTAGATAACGTGAGTCTCCAGAGTATACCTCAAATCCTTTTAGTGTTGCCCACTGCATTCCTTCAGAACCTTGAGCTGCAAATTTAGTTGCAAGTAATCCTGCAGCTGAATCAGTAGCTATGCTACTACTCTTATAACCAAAAATTCTGTATTGACTTTTCTCTCTAATTACCAAACTGTGAAAGTTATTATTACCTGCAAGAAAGTTATCAAAGGTACTCTTAATAGTATTAGAGGGAACATTCAAGTTAAAGTCACCAATACGTTCTGTAGCAGATAGGAGCCTAAGTCCATCAGGTGAGAGAAACATAATGTCACCACCGACTTCCTGTATACTGTCATCTTCTGTACAACCAATGTCCAAAGTTACAGGTACAAGAGTAAAGTCTGCAAAAGAACTACCAGTTATTCTTTGAATACTGTTTGAGGTAAATACAATAACTTGTTCACGAAAGACAATCAAACCTGTAATAGTAGAACCAACATTGATAGATCCTGCACCATTACCTGTAGAAAAATCCGTATGACTATAAGGCGCACTAAAAACTAAAGTTGATCCTTTAGCAAAGAAAAGGTGGTTCTTATAGTTAATAACATGTGTAGCATCCTCTAGGTCAGAGGTATTAAAAGATGTAAGAAATGTAACTGAACCTGCACTATAATGAGCAGGAAAATTAACACCGTCAACAAACATAATTCTATCTGTACCATCAAAATTAAAATGTGCAAATCTTACTTTCGTAGAACTTGTTGTAGCTCCTGTGGCTAATGCTGCACTGATAGAACTTGCAGTTATCTCGTAGAACTTACCTGCTCTTATAGCTACAGCCGTAGTAGTTGTTGTATTGTTTGTCACGGCTACACCTTGTATAACACCACTACCTGTAATTAAGTCATTATTAAACTTAACATAACCTAATACTTTTTTATAGCCTCCAGAAATAGAAGGCTCAAAGTTTTGTAATTGTGTAGCAGAACCAACAGTTTGAATACCCTGTTGCAGAGGTGTCAAGTTAGAAACAAGTCCACCCTTAAATTCTATTGGAAATGTCTGCCATTGTGTTGCCATTATACCACTCTCAGCGTATTTGTCAAAATACTATTTTTATCAATCATAGTAGAACGTAGATATTCATAACGATTAATATAGAGAGAACGCATGTGTTTAATCCCTGTATCAAACTTTTGTTGAGCCATTTGTGCATTCTGTGCGTCACCTCTAAACTGATAGGCGTAATACATAGCTCCCTCTACTATTACATACTTAAACTCTTTAGGTATATTAGGTACATCATCAAAAAGTTCTAAGTCAATAGGATTTCTATAATACTCATAGACTAACTCGTAGGCTTTATCTGGAGTAGGTATAATAATAAATTCATCACTAGGCGCACGAATAACAAACTTAGGTATACCCCTTAAAGTTGTATTAGTATTATACTCATAGTCAATATGTTTATTAAGATACTCTTGATAATCCATAGAACGTAACTTTGTAGTTTGAACATTGAGTGTGTCGTTACGTTTAATTCTAAAACTATCTAAGCTCAAAGACTTAGCATCTTCTGGATAGCTATATCTTGTTATACCTGCTGTTAATGTTTCTTCTTCTTCTATATGATTATAAGGCCACCCAAACTCTTCTTGTTGTATGTGTCTTATAGAAGCATTGACAACATCTTTAGCTGTATTATAAAAGCCAGAAGCAGAGGTAAAAGCATCTGAAGTATTTGTAATCTCTACCTCGTTAAGTCTTCTGTTGACTTCATTTACTAATCCAATAAAATTATAAGCCATTAGTTTTCCTTAATCTTTAGTCTAACACTTCTCTCTGAAGTTAAGTTTGAACTATCCGTTATTCTGCATATTACTTTGTAGGTTCTATTATTTGTACCACCACTAAATCTTATTGTAGCAACTGTATTTGTATTAGAGATAGTATTAGCAGGAACAGTCAGCCCATTAACTGTCACCTGTATTGATGAAATAATAGGCACTTCTCCACCTGTAACTATTGCACCTGAAGCATGAGCAGCTGCAGTTGTTGAGTCAGCACCTCTTGTAACTGTTACAGTATTACTGCTAATGTCACCTGAATCATACTCTAGGATTTCACTGCCAATTTTTAACTGTGTGTTATTTGTATTGGTGGTAAATATACTAGCGTCAGTCAACGTTATACTGGTTGCTGAAGCTGTAATTGCAGCTGATAGGGTAGTACTCTGATCATCTACAATAAGCCACTGTACGGAGCTTATAGTAGCACTACCAAGGTATCTAGACCAATCTATACTATAGTCTAGGGTTTCATCTGGATCTTTGTTGGGCCATCTAAAGGACATGTTACGCTACCTTATATGTTTTATTGTAGAGATTGTTTCTTTCTGGTACATATACCATTCTACTTTGCTCTGCTATGTATATGACATTATTTTCATTTAGTCTTCTTTGTATTGCTACAACTCTTGGCTGTTCTGTTATGTGGACAACAGTGGTAGCGTTATCTCTTTGAGGTACATAGACAGTTCTTTCTCTTGCAACTGTTGTGTCTATGTTTGATGTTGTACTTACTGTTACTGCACCTGCAGTTGCTATAGCAGATACAGAAGAGATCGTTATGTTAGAGTCTGCTGTTACACTTAAAGAACCTACTGCAGTACTGGCTGAAGCTCCCGATATAATAAACAGTATGTCTGCATCTGATTCACCAAAGGCGTTACTAGAGAATGCAGATAGGGTAAACATTTATTCCTCTAACTTTGCTACTTTAGCTTCTAATGTTTCTATCCTCGTCATTGCTTCTTGCAGTGCCTTGATTGCTTTCATGTAAAGCACAGAATAGCTTACTTTTTTCACGTTTTCTTTTATTTCTTTAACGTCACCAACTTCTTTTCCATCGGGAATAGTGTCTCCATCTTCATACAAAGTTCCAAACTCTGCACTGTGCCTAATATCACTAGCACTTGGCGATGCTTCTTTAACAAGTTTAGGGCTAACTGCTTCTAGCTCTTGTGCAATGACACCAATTTGTGACCCTGCTTTATCACCGTATTGCTCAACATCATCTTTCTTTTTGTAGTTCCTAACCTTAACTGCTTTTATGTCATCCCATTGTGAATTGGCATCTACGATGTCCTGTTTAATTCTTTCATCAGAAATAGAACCATAAGAATTATCGTGATTAACAACATCACCATCTGCATAGATATACAATCTAGCTACACTACTATCAGCACAGTAAAGAAATATACTGGTATTATTATCTGGTGCTGCACTACCCCATGAGATTGATTGACCATAAGGTGCAGAATTTCCATTACTAAGAACTAAATTCCAATCATCAACAATCGTAGTAGAGGTAATTCTCCCATTGTTTCCAATCCTCATTCTTTCATTAGGACTATCACCATCATTACCATCATTAGTTGTAAATACCAAATTACCTTTTTCATCATCAGCAGTGCCTTGATGCTCTGCTCCAATTTGTGCTAAAGTTGAAATTTCTCCACCACTTTGCGTACCTTCATAATTAACATAACTATACCTTGCTCCAGAACTATCAGCAGCCGTTGTGTTTCTCAATGCTATGTAATTTGTAGTGTTTGTACCTGCTGATAAAATTTTGATATGGCTGTCAGCAGTTGTTGATCCACATAACACTTGACCATCACTTGTAATCCTCATGCGTTCTGTAGGAACAGAGTCAGTGTTAACATTTCTAGTTGCAAAGAATAAATCACCTTTACCAAAACTATCTTGCAAAGTGCTAATGAATCCTATAGAGGCAGCAGAAAATGTAGCACTTGAACCTGGATACCCAAATCCAATTTGAGCAATAGCATTATTATGTGTAGTATGATCTAAATGTAATTGACTGTTAGCAATTTTACCTAAAGGCGTACTGCTTGCGTTATTTTCTCCAACAATTTGTAACTTCGCTGTGTGAGCAGTAACACCAATACCAACTCCAGTGCCATTAATCCTCATGCGTTCTGTGGAGTTAGTTCCAAATACAACAGGTGTGCCAGTTGCACCTATAGTATATATTTCAAGAGCTACATTCGTACCATTTGAACTTATAATTTGATTTGAGTAAGTTTGTCCACTAATACCTGCACTGTCTCCTCTTGTTCTTAAATGTAATGTTCTTGAGTTTATTTGAGAGTTAGTAGTTGTTGTATTTGCATCTGTAGATGTTGCTGAATTTGCAGTGATTGCACCACCAAAAGTAGCAGCAGAATTAAAAGTAGCTGCACCTGCTTCTGACATGTCAAGTGTGAGGGCAGTTATTTCAGAACCAGCATCACTCCCTTTAAAAATAATGTCTTTATTAGAAACAGTAGATACTATTGTGAGGTTACTACTTGCCATACTCACATAACCAATTTGAGCACCACTACTATTAAAAACTATTTCGTTGTCGGCTGCATCAAGAACAATATCTCCTGCTACGTCTAGGGTTAGATTGCCAGATGATAGAGCAATCGTTGTGCCATCAATATTAATATTATCAATATCAATCCCTGCATCAGCAGTAATCTTACTACTCTGTAGATTAGCAATGTCTCTGGCTCTACTCATTTATGTTACCCCGGTTTATTGTCTTCCAAGTGTTTGGCATACGCTGTCTTCACTGCATCTGTATGCACCACCCCACAAATTGCCTTGACCTCATCTGACTGACTTGAGATGTCATCTGATGGTGATACCACATGACGATGAAAGCTACGGTTAATCTCTTTGCCATCTCTTTTGATGACTGTGGCAGTACGAACCTGTACCATTTTGTGATCGCCAATAACTTCTATTTTGTCTTCTATTGTTTCTTCTGTTAATGCCATTTTTAACTCCTTTTGGTTAATGGACTGTCCAACCCTGCTATCCTACAGGGTTATGAATCTGTGATATAAGTACCTCCAACATAAACTGAAGCACCACTCATATTAGCGTTAGTTTTGCCGACGTTACTTAAATAAAAATAGGCAGTGGTTGCATTACTTGTTGTAAGTATAGACAAACCATTAGAACTAGATACATTGTGCCAAGCTATAACAAGCCCTGACCTAGCCGATTGTAAGTTTGTACACGTAAAAGGAAGTGAGCCTATATATGCGTCATTAGTGTCAGAAGTAGAAGGAAATACAAGATACATTCCAATTCTAACCACGTTACCAATCTTAGTAAATCTTCCCTCTGCAGTAGATAAAGTAATGTTATTTCCTGTTGGAGTAAACGATCCCTCTTCGTAATCGTCAAGAGTATTTGCTGCTGTAGCGTCTAAGCCACTTCCTAGCTCTATTCCGTTATTGAAGGAAACTACCCCACTATTATGCACCCTCATGCGTTCAGCAGGTACATAGGAACTACCATCATGTGCAGCAGTAATAAATTGGATACCATTACCAGCCCTTGAGTCTAAGATAATGCCAGACATATTTTCGCCATTGCTTTCAAAAGCAGTATTTCCAGACGTATCTAGTAGAAGGTTAGCACCAAGCATGTAATAACTACCTGACCCATCAGAATAAGAACTAATCATAAAGTTTGGCCCTGCTGCATTAGTCGCATCAATGGATAGTGCTTGCGTCACAGTGTCAGAAGCTTTGATTGTAAGTGTTGAAAACGCTGCCCCAAGACCATTACCTGTCGTGGAAGCTAGTGGGGTTATTCCAATACCCACTTTACCAGAGCTATCAATCCTCATGCGTTCATTACTACCAGTTGATATTCTAATCAAATCTTGAGTGAATATATTTAAATCTCCACCAGAATGGTCATGAAACATAGAACTTTGATATGTGCCTGCAGCTGTTCCAGTAGCATCACTAAAGTAAATA